TGGGTGGGCGTTATGGGTGGCGCAAAGGAATACGCCAAATCACGCAGCAATCAACGCAAGGGAAAAACAGGAACATACAATACCGGCGGCGATAAAGGCAACCCTGGCGGAGATACTTGGTACTGGCGTTTCGTTGAATTTGGGGTGCCCGGTCGCGGCATTGCCGGACGCAGCTTTTTAGAGAAAGCACTTAAAGAAAAAACCAACGCGGCAATAACTGAATTCAGCCGTCGTTTCGATAAATACATTGACAGAAAAATCAGGGCAGGTGTGAAATGATAGGCCCGGCAATTTATTCGTTATTGGTAGCTAATTCGACGGTAACAGCTATTTTTGGCACGTCGCCTATGCGCGTTTATCCGTATGGTACAGCGCCACAAAATACAGTAGCACCTTATGCCGTTTGGCGAATCGTTGGCGGCAATCCCGAAAATACATTGGCAGATGTTGCCGAGCTTGATACGTTACAAATGCAATTTGATGTTTTTTCAACAACAGATACCGGCGCGAATACAGCTACGCAAGCATTGCGGGACGTGATCGAGGAAACGCTATATATAATTTCATGGCTAGATCAGGGCAAGGATTATGACACAGGGCTTTTCGCATTCGGTTTTACTTGCGAAGGTGTAATTACTAGAACTTAATGCTATAATCAAGAAAATTTTATTAAATTACTGTAGGAGTAATTATCATGCCAAGACGTGTCCAGGGTACCCAAGTGTGGTTTGTCGATCCATTAAATGACGAGCCAAGATTATTAGGCCAAATAACCGATCTTCAACCGGGCGGCGCACCATTCGACCCGATTGATACCACTTCGCTTGACGAGTATACCCGAGAAAGTATTCCCGGATTACGGGCACCTGGTCAATTAACTTTTAGCATTAACCTTGAGCCTGGCAATTTTGCTCATCGTCGTTTGCATGAGATATATTTGGAAAACCCTGCCGACCAAACGGACGCGGTTTTGAACTGGATAATTGGTTGGTCTGATGGTACTGCTACACCAACAGCAGACAGCGCATTGAATCCAGTGTTGCCGCTTACCCGTACGTGGTACACGACTGCCGGATATATTGCAGATATGCCGTTTAGTTTTCCATTGGGCGGCGTTGTTAATGGCCAAATTTCCGTACAGAAATCAGGAAGCCCGACATGGCAGCGCAAACAATAACGCTTGATAGCTTGAAAAAATCCGGCGCTTTTACAGGACGGCCAGTTGAAAAAGAAATCGAATGGCAATCGGGCGGCGAAGATCATAAGGCGACTGTATTTGTTAGACAGTTGTCATATGCTACTGCCGTCGCTGATATCGTTTCAGGCGTTGAAAAAACAGATCACATTGCAGCAAGGATTGCCGCAAGTATTTGCGATGCTGATGGTCATCCAGTTTTTACGCCAGGCGATATAACCGGCGAAACTGATCCAGATCGCGGCGCATTATGTTCATCACTAACCATTGCGCTATTGTCAGCAATTGGCGAAGTGAACGGTAAAAAAAAGAAAGCATAACATCGGAAGATGAAATGTGGCATGAGCTTGTATTGTGCGGAGTAGGTGGCCGTACAATTGCAGAAGCCAAAGAACGATTAAGCTATGCCGAATTCATTCAATGGATTGAATACAGAAACAAGCGAGGGACATTAAACCTAGGCTTTAGGTTTGAGCAAAGGACTGCATTGTTGGCGGCAATGTATGCAAACGCGCACAAGCCAGCAGATAAAGCGGCGTATGAGGTTGATGACTTTTCGCCCCATGCCGACGTGATAGAATTAACCTTAGAAGAAGCAATGGCAGCATGGTGATGTATTATGGCGCGTAGTCTTGGCATATTAACAATTGACATGATTGCCAAAACAGCCGCATGGACTGCGGGCATGTCTAAGGCTGAGCGCGATACTGAAAAGTTTAAGCGCAAATTCAAGAAAGACATGGATTCGGCAATCGCCACGTCCAAACTATTCGCAGCAGCATCCATAGCCACAGCTTCCTATTTTGTTAAAGCCACGATTGACCAAATCGCGGCACAAAATGACTTAGCCAATCAACTTAAAACTACTTACGCAGGTTATGCCGTCGCAGCGCGTGCCGGTGATCTTGCCGGTGTTAGTGCTGAGAAGTTAAACGCGGCAAGCAAGAAGCTCACACTATCCCTATCGAAATCAGCAGACGAAACAAGCAACGAGGCTAAGGCGTTAGATCGTCTTGGTTTATCTGCTACTGCCTTAATGGCAATGCCGTTAGATAAGCGAATTCAGGCAATTAACGAAGCAATTGAAAGCCAGATACCGGCATTAGAGCGGGCGGCAGTTGCGGCCACGTTATACGGTAGCAAATCAGGCGCGGCAATTGCACAGATTGACCCTGAAAGTATTAAGATGGCGGCGCGTGAAATCGAGGCGTTTGGGCTTAATCTTTCTGCTATTGATGTTCAGAAAATAGCAGACGCAGAAGATAAAATGGGTCGTTTTAAAATGGCGGCGGAAGGTGCGACAAGCCAATTAACCGTTGGCCTTACTCCCGCTATGTCTGGCATTTCTGATATGTTTTTAGACGCTAGCGAAGGATCGGAAGGATTCAGAAACGAAATGTTTTTGGCGGCTGATCTTATTGTTAATGCCTTTGGCGTTGTTGGTGATTCTATTGACGTAATTAAAAGGTCGTTAGTAATTGTTGGCAGCACAGCGGCAATAGTCGGCGTTTCTATGAATAACTTTTTCATAAGAATAGCAGACGGATGGATAAGGTTATTTGATTCAATACCCGGCGTGGATATGTCGGAAGAAATTAAAAAAATAGAAGCGATTGAAAAAAAGGCGCGTGATGTAGTTTTTGAAATGGGCGCTAATATATCTGATTCTTTAACTGATGATATGTTTTCGAACAAGTTAAAAGAGAGAATCAAGTTAGCGCAAGAGGCAGCAGCAGAAGCAAGCAAAGCCAACAAAGCAGTAACAGGCGACGACGGCGGCGGAAGCAATCAAGCCACGGCAATCGCATTAACAAAACAAGAGACAGCGGCTAAGCAAGAATTGACGCAAGCGCAAAAGGATTTAATTGCCGAAATTGACGCTGAGTTTAAGGCAAGGTCAGATACTAACGAAAGAGCCAGGCAGGTTGTTGATGGATTAAAAAGCGAAGAACAATTGATTCGTGAAAGTTACGACCAGCGCCGTAAAGATATTTTAGAATCTACCATTTACACTGAGAAACAAAAGAATGCAATAATTCAGGAATTGACTGATAAACAAAACGCAGAGCTTGCAGATAAAAACAAGGGATTTTGGGAACAATGGTTAGAAGCCGCTGAAAAGAATCTAGCAGATTTTGACGCATTATCAGAAAGCGTTATCAATAACTTTTCATCCGGTTTCGGCGATGCGTTTGAGTCTATTATCATTGACGCGAAATCATCGAAGGAAGCGTTTAAGGATTTAGCCGAATCCATGATACGGAATATCGTTAATGCCGTTGGGCAGATTATTGCACAGTGGATAGCGATGAAAGCCGTTGGCACAGCATTGAAACAAGCAGACGCGGCAGAGTCAGTTGCAACAGCATCCGCAACAGGAGCGGGAATAGCTACAGCAATGGCACCGGCAGCAGCGGCAACGTCGTTAGCTACAGCAGGCGGCAACGCAGCACCGGCAACAGCAGGCATAGGCGCAACGATAGCATACACTGTCGCGGCATTGGCAGGCATTGCGGCTATTTCTGGCATGGCGCATGACGGTATAGACAAAGTACCCGAAACAGGAACCTGGCTATTAAAGAAAGGCGAGCGCGTAGTAACTGAAAAGACAAGCGCGAAACTTGACAAGATGCTAACAGGTTCAAAGGGTGGCGGAAGCACAGTGGTTAACGTCATCAACGCACCGGCAGGCACCGAGACAAGAAAACGCAAGGGCGCGGACGGTCGGGAAATTATTGACATCATTATCGGCGATATGCGAAGCGATGGCCCGATATCACGAACAATGAAGAATACATTTGGCGTTAGCAGGCAGGGTACATAATGACAACAATCGCATATCCAGAAGTTTTGCCAAATATGTTAGTACAGGGTTACTCGATTAAAACAGTAAACCCGATGCAGCGCACCGAATTACAATCGGGCAGGGCAAGGCAACGCAGGCGCTTTACAGGCGTGCCGGTCATGGTCACGTTCGAAGCAATATTCGAACAGCCACAGGCACAAATATTCGAAGGCTTTTTTCGTTGGATTTTAAACGATGGCGCAGAATGGTTTCTATGCCCACTTAAAACGCCAATGGGCTTGAATTCATATACTTGCCGATTTGTTGGAATGTATTCAGGCCCCGACCCGATAACGCCTTATCTGTTTAAAGTGTCGGGAGAGTTAGAAATATTCGAGCGCGACACGTGGAACGAAGATTGGATTCGTTACGGGCAAAGTATCATCATGAGCTATGGCCCTGACTTTGATACAGCCATGAATAGAGAGTGGCCTCCTGCATGAGTTTGCTAGATGTAATTTACTCAAGCGCACCAGCAAGCAAGGTTTTAATACCGACGCTTGAAATTGCGAGCGCGTCATTTGACACGATCAGAATATGCGCTGGCTATGATGACATTACAGCAACGTTAGAAAGCAGCGGTGCGCAAGTGGTATTTTATGCCGGAGCCATGGCGATATCATTGCCCGAAAAGAATACAACAGGTCAGCAGGTTTTGAACTTTGCCATTGATAACGTCACGGGCATTGCACAGCAGTCTATAGACGCGGCAATTGATGCAGGCAATACCATTACAGTGACATACCGGATTTACACGCAGGACGATTTGTATGAGCCGCAAGAGACGCCAATTGTAATGACGTTAGTGGGCGCGACATTTACAAGCAGCACGGTTCAGATTCAAGCGGCGTATTTTGATCTTCTTAATTTTGCATGGCCACGGATTAGATACACGCTCGACTTCGCGCCTGGGCTTGCTTACATATCATGACGATCAACGACTATATAAAAAACATTAAATGGAAGTCGAGCGGCGGCACGTATCCTAATTTAAATTGTTGGGGATTGGCTAGACTTGCAAGGCATGAATTATATGGCAGGCCATTGCTACCGGCAGTCATTGATATCGACGCACTTGATAAACAAGGATTGACAGACAATTGCCAAAGCATTGTTAGCCATAATCTAAAGCCGGTTGATAATCCGGCGCCTGGCGATCTTGCAACAGTGTGGCGGAATAAGCTTTGCCAGCATATTGCGCTTGTTGTAGAGATTGATGCACGCTTGGCGATACTAGAAATAGCAGATCACAACGGCGCAAAATGGCAATGGCTAACAGATTGGGCATCACGTCATACAAGAGTTATTTACTATGCCGATAATTAAACTATTCCCGTCAACGCTACCCGGCCAGCCTATCGAAACGATTGAGGCATCCGGCACTGTCGGGCAATTCTTGGCGGCTAAATATCCGGCATATAAAGAAGGCGAATCGCAGCCGCTAATCCTGAAAATTGACGGAAAAGAGATTCCATTCAAGGATTGGGACAAAGCCGAAATAACAGATAACACTTGCCTATATTTTCATCCGCAGGGAGTTTACCCTGAGATGATTAACTTCAAATCCGTTATTGGCAAGGTGTTTGATTTTGCGTTTGGATGGATGATACCAGACATGCCGAAGGTAGGCATTGCAAGAAGCGGCGCTTCGATAAAGGTTGCCAATGCGACAGCGAATCAGCCAAGGCTAGGCGAAGTGATACCTGATCAAGCCGGGCTATTCAGACGAGCGCCTGACTTTCTGTTACCACCGCATAGGTATTTCGTTAATGATAACGAACAGTGGATTAGAATGCTCTTATGTGTTGGCCGTGGCTATTACGATATTGCATCAAGTGGTATCAAGATTGGCGGCACTGAGATAGCTAACCTTGGCGCGGATGCAAGCTATACAGTCTACGCACCTGGCGCAAGTTTAGCAGGTGACACAGCGGCGGAATGGTGGCATACCGTGCCGGAAGTTGGCGGTACATCAAACGGCACAGCGGGATTACATATCAACAACGATGATATAGTGCCGTTTTATACAACAAGCACAAGTTTTATATTTGATGGTTTGTCAGTAACTATTCCCGCAGGCGCAGGCGCGTTTCCGGCTGATTGGGTTACTGGAATGATTTTAAGAATCAGAACCGTTAGAGATTACACAGTCGAACTAGGCAGCGGGATTAGGTGCGTAATCAAAGCCGATTTAGATCAAGATTTTAACGAGTTACAGCCTTACGTTGGAATGCCAATAACAATTTGGTATGGGCCAAACGAAGGCGATTATATAATCAATAATTACTCCCCAAGGTCTGGCGGCACAAAGGCACAAATTCGATTGAACTATCCAAACGGTGATCCTGTTTACGCATTCGAAACGGGCTATCAGAAAATGAGCATATCGCACAGGGATTCGCAATATGAAATCATAACATCATCAACAAGCGTGATTACAGTTGACCGCGTTTATGATGACTTGACCGTTGATTCAGGATGGCCAGGTTTCGATTATTTAGAATCAACCTTGTCATGGGTTTCATTAACGCCAACGTCCGCAGACTTCCTGCTATGGAAAGGCCCTTATGCAGCATGTCCGGAAGGCGAAACAACAGACACGTTAGAGATAGATATATTTTTTCCAAATGGAATATACAAAACTAATGACAATGGCGGCATTAACGGGTGGACGGTTGACCTAGAAATACAATACCGTGATATCGCATTAGCAGGCGCATGGACTTCTGTTTTAAAAACATACAATTATGAATCGGTCGATCAGTTGGGATTTACCGAGACGATTAACATAGGCTACGAAATCAGGCCAGAGGTTAGGGTTAGGCGTAACGATGTAGAACCGACGCAAGGTTATGCAGCCAGGGCCGAATGGTTTGCACTGAAATCTAAACTAACGATACCGTCAAGTTATTCGGGCGTTACTACCATGACAATGGAATTACGTTCTGGCGATAGGCTGGCGGCATTGACTGAGAATCAGATAACAGTTGAATGCACGCGTAAGTTGCCTGTTTTATCTGGCGGCGTTTGGTCAGCTAATACCGCGACAAGAAGCATTGCCTCTTATGTTGCATACGTGGCCAAAGACATAGGCTATGTTGACGCACAGCTTGATCTAGTCGCACTACAAACGTTAGAAACGTTATGGGCATCACGCGGCGATTATTACGATTGGGTACACGATGCGTCAACCGTGCGCGATACTCTCAACCAAGTATTGCAAGCAGGATATTCCAGTCTGACAATTGCTGGCGGCAAAGTTACGCCAGTGCGCGATGCGGTTAGAACAGTTTTGGAGCAAATGTACACGCCGCAAAACATGACCGAGCCAATGCGGCGCACAGTTTCAGCCGTGCGACCCGATGACATTGATGGCGTAGACGTGGATTATATTGATGCGACAACGTGGACACGGCAAACGGTACAATGCCGATTGCCTGGCGATGCAGGTTTGCAGGTTTCGACCGTGACTATTAACGGTGTGACTTCAAGAACTAAAGCATGGCGGATAGGAATGCGGTTGCGTAGACAGGCAAAATACAGACGTTGGCGCTATGAATTCAGTACTGAGTTGGACGGGCTTGTCAGTAACTATCTGTCTTATTGCTATGTGGCTGATGACGTGCCGGGCTATGCAAAGTCTTGCCTTGTAACCGGCGCTGATACCGTTTCAGGCGGCGTTATGTTGACCGTGACCGAGCCGATCACTGACTTTTCGAGTAATAGCATAGTTTCATTAAGGGACGAAGATGGTACAATTGACGGGCCATATATCGCAGAAGCAGGGGCAACAGATTTTCAGGTTAAAGCAGTTGGATTGGCCGTGGCGCCAACGATTGACTATGCCCAAGAGTTGACCCATGCGCTAATAGGTGACAGTACCCGCTACGCATTCGAGGTACTGATAACAGAGATCAAGCCCAACGGATTTGATAGCGTAGATTTGGCGGCGGTGAATTACGATAGCCGGGTTTATGATGATGACAACAACGCGCCATAAGTGGCAGGTGTAGCATGACAATTGGCACAGATAATCCGGTACCGTCCGACCATCCGTTAGATTTATTGGCTAACGCAATGAATTTTGACGACGCCATGAACTCGACCGATCCGACGTTTACAGATCGTTTTGGCGTTTCGCGTGTCACGTGGTCAGGAATTAAAATACTTCCGGCAAAAACATGGGCAGAACTTTACGCACTAAGCGCGGCAACATATAGCGGTTATCAGTGTGTTGTTACTGATTTAAATAATGCTATTTTTATAAGCGATGGAACAGACTGGAATCCGAACAATAATAGACTCACAGTATGGAAAAATAAATACCCGGCATTCAATCCGGGCAGCGGTACAATCAGTGCATCCGGTAGCGGTAACATAACGCTAACGACAGCATTACCGGCCACATTTTCCGGCGGCGTTTGGTTGTATCTTCCGACAATTGCAACAACGCCAGCAATTACAGCCGGATTTTATCCGTGCATAATGTCATCCACTACAGTGGGGACGATATGCGGATCAAGCAATGCCTTGCCAAGTAACACATTCAACACAACGCCTATAACATTTTCAGTTGGTAGCGCATATACAGGTGATGTGAATGAGATAACAACGGATTCCTATTCGATACCGGCTAACTTGTTACGATTGGGATGCACGATTATTGAAAAATATATTTATATGAAAACAGCAGGAACTTCAACTGTTACTGTTAGATCAAAACTGGATGGCACTACGTTTAATAGTTCAGCCACACTAACAAGTGCGCTTGTAGCAATGCGATTAGAAACGTCTCAGGATATTATAACAACTACATCAGCAGCGGGAATGAACCCTGGTGGCGGTTCGTTTGCAGCCACAAGTAACGCAAATGTTATTGATACAAGCATTAACCTAGCTGCTGCCATTGCGGTGGCAACAACAACTGACTTGGTGACGGCTACCGATAACATCGGTGTGGTATCATCAATAATCGAGATTGTATACCCATGATAAAAGAATATCCGATTGAAGAACTTGAAAAGGCGTTGGCGACTAAATCGCCGCGTCATGTGTGGATAAATGGCGATGTAGTCATTGTCTACACTGGCCCTGACCTGCCGCCAGCACCAGTCGAAGAAGGATGATAACCATGGCCGAGGAGAGTTTGCTTTTACAGCTATTGCATGAAGTGAGAGATGAACAGAAGCGAATGGCAGATCAATTGGATAACATTGAACTGCG